GCGTGGATTCATCATCATGGCGACCCATAATGATAATTTTGTCGATAAGCCAGCTTTCCTCGCCAGGCCCCCAGCCCCAGACACGCATTTCGTAACGGTCAAGCTGGGAGTCAATACCGGCAGTAAGGTAGGCCACGCGCTCCGGCACCCTGGCCCCGAAGTGCTCAATACGTTCGGCCATCACCTCAGCATCAGGACGCTCACCAATTTTAGGCTCCCACGTTTCACCAAGCGTTGTGTTGACGAACGTCTTACGTTTCCCCGTGTCGCCTTTGGTCTTGATCCAGTCCTTGACGATTTGCACCCATGTTGTGAAGGGGCTGTAGGCCGTCCAGACGTGAAAGGTAACGCTGTCAGGCGGATCAATTTCGGTATCCCCCAGCACGTCAACGCACTTTCCTGATCGCGCCGCTCGACCTGCCCATAACAGCCATTCTTCTGGCCTTTAGTCAGGCGGCAATCACGTCCACCCGGCCATACTTTCTGGCTGGCGCTCGATCAGCACTCTTCCTGCGGTGAACAACTCCATCAGCTCTCTTCCTGGCTTCAACAGTACGACACCCAGCTCCCGCGCAATCACAGGTTGAAGAAGCGCACGCATCACTCGCTCTCCCTGATAATGATCTGCCCGTTCTCGCCCCAGAGCTTTGTTATCCTTGAATCCCAGATATGCGTGTCGTCTTCGAAGAGCGCATCCATCAAAGACTTCATCAGGTTATCAAGATCGGGCTTACCCTGATGGGGCTTCCCGTTCATCTCTGCGCGCTTTTTCTTGCTCCAGCTCTTCGGCATTGGAAGAACGAAGGTAACGTGTGAATTTGACTCTGGCATGTAAATGCCCAGCAGCCGGACGTGATCGCAAAAGACCCGGTAACGCATAACTTCAGGGCGCTTTTTCCATTTGTCTGCACGCGTCATGCGTGGCTTACCCATCGGGAGGATGTTGTAGACGGTCACGATCACCCCCATGCCCGGGAACGCATACTTTGCGCCGTCTTAGCTGAGGTTTTTTGCTGAGGTAGTAATGCGCTGACTATCCAAAGTCGAGGGTCAATATCAAGGCTTTTCTCGACCTGAACGCCTTTAGACTTATAGCGTGCCACCAGCTCATTGGCTTCTTCGGTTGTCAGACCGGTGTGAGTGAACCAGCTTTTCTTCATGCCACCTCCTGCAGTTGCAGAGGCAAAAGAAAATCGCTGGCCCTAATAAGGGTCAGTGAGGAATTAATTTTGATCTTTTCTTGCGCCATGGTTTGTCTCCAGTGGCGCAGCAGGTATAGGGTGTTCAGGCCTATGAATTAAGTCTAACAGAGTTGAGAGTGATACGAAAACAGAAAGGAATACATTATTTATTTGTAGCAATATAAAGAAAAACCGAGCCTAAGCCCGGTTTCAACATTACATAGTCAGCGACAAATTACCATTTGTCACGATAGTCGAAGGCGACAAAGTAATTGAACTTGCTGGTATCAATTCGATTCTGGAAATGCGGTTGCAAGAATGGCACCCACCCATTATCCATATCAAATTCACCGTTATTGAGGTTGTCCTTCATTGGAAGACCGAGGCTCTCCATTACTGAACTATCCTCTCCAAAGTCTTTAGATACCTCTTCGCCCTTGAAATCTTCTGTCTTCTTATCGAACCAGCTAATGCGAATTTTTAAGCCCATAAATCCCTCTCAAAGATATTTTTTAATGTTGCGCTTCGGATCTGGCCCTTTGACCTGCTTACCCGATGCAGGGTCAAACGCGCCCAGATGGCTACCATCACTCGCGCGATAACCTTCAAGCTCCCCATGCTGGGAATCCCATTCGTAAATTTTACTCTTTTTATCACCATACCAGCGAGGTCGTTTACCGCCACCATTTTGTTTAGGTGTTTTAGGTGCACCTTTGGTCAGGTCACCTAACCCCTTAATTTCATCAGTTTTTGGAACAGGATGATAATCATGGCCATAATCTTTTGCACCTTTACGCGGCTTTTTCTTTTCGTCAGCCAATTTTTGCTCTGAAGCCTTTTTCTTTTGCTCCTTCTGCTTACGGCTTTCGACAGCAACACTCAGAGCTTTCTCAGCATCTACTTTTTCTTTAAGGGATGCATCGTAGGCTGTTTGCCGTTTTTTGGCATCCTCCTGGGCTAACCCCAATTGGTAACCAGCTTGCTGGAATACACGATGGCCAGGATGGCTCTGGTCATGGGCATATTTTAAAGTTTCCTGAACAAACTTCTTTGCATTTTCTACACGTTTATTAGAGTCGTCGAGTTCACTCTTACGCAGAGGGATCGCCTGAACAGCTTTGTTAATTCGCTCCTGAGCTTTTACAATATCGCCTTGAGCACGACTCAACTCATCTCCGGCGTCTTTATCTTCTTTAGCTGCAGCCTCAACCGGGTTATTTAAAGCCCAAGCCAGCGTACGACGTTTCTCCTCCTCCTGTCGCTTTTTAACTTGATCAGGGGTGCTCACCTCCGTCACGGAAATATAAATAGGAGGGCTTTTGCCATCAGGGAAACGAACCACGGCTTCGTGAGTGCTTTGGCCAGAAGTGAACCCCGGGAAACGAGATTGTCCCTGCTCTTTTTGAATACCTTTTGATTGTGATACAGCCGGTGCTTTCCCCGTATCAACTTTCACGTGTAGATCTGGTTTACCCGGAACTACACCAGCAGTGTAAACCCCTGCGCGTTTCGTTGGTTTCGCATCGACAACCGGAACGCTCATCGGCATGTTTTTACTTTTGACCACAGCGATATGCTGTTTACCATCTTCATCAACAATATCAGCAATTCGAGTGTGAACAACTGTAGCTTTCTGAGTCGGTAATGCAGCGGGGGGAGTGGTCGAAACTTTATCCAATGGCAAAGAGTTAACCAGATGAGCCGTCGCCATCATACGGGGATCATCTTTTGCGATCTCAGATGGAATCAGAGCACCAATAGTTGCTCCCAGGAGACGTCCGGCAAGTGGAACTGCGGCAACTGCAGTTTGCTCAACACGGGTCAGCGCTGCTTGCATCGCTTCCTGAAGCGTCGTTTTGGTGAAGAGTGTGAAACCCCACATACCATCATAAACGCCAATGACAGCGGGTACACCGAATGATGCTGGCTTCTGTGCTTCAGGTGTACTTGAAAGGTTCGCTCCGGATGAATTAGAGCCGTTACCGCCTCCATTACCGCCGCCCCCCCAATGAATACCGCTATCGTTACTGCCAGAACTACCATCTACATTAATAGTATCTTCGTTAGGCATAAAATTCCTCTTTGACTTTAAAATCAATAAATAACACCAATAACTGTATATGCATACAGTATTTTTATGCTATTCCCGAGCTGCTTTAAAGTCAATGTGGAAAGATACAAATAACGAAAATTGGTAGTTTTTTATTATCTCTAAAACAGTTGGTTGGGAGAGATACATATGGAAAGGGAATCCTTCTGCAGAATGACATGAAGTCGATTCCGAGATGGAGAACATAGAGTTATTGCTGCACCAACAACTCTATATTCAAAATTGAAATGTTTACTTATCTGAAACTAACTTGATGGCAAGTGAACCCGATACCCTGCTTTTTCCAACATTTGGGTAAATAGCGTTGGTGTACCAATGATTTCTTCGTCCCGCAAAGGAGTGAACGACACCATATCCCCACGCCTATACATCAAAGCTCGGTCACAATCTGGAAATGAGTGCAGTCTTGCAACGATAACCCCATCGTGGCATCTGATGACCGCGTAGCCCTTGTTTGGTAAATCTTCTTTTTGTTTCACCAATCTCCCCTCCAAACTGGAAAATTTTTGCATGCTCTATCAATAAAACCAGTCGTCTACACTTTCCCAGGTCTGCTGGAGGATTTCCTCAACCTTCTTCTTAGCTTCTTTTTCGCCACCGTAAATACTTAATCCATCGGAACCTGCGCGGCGTATGACCAGACTGCACTCATCGAACCGCTTCTGGAGCCGTTTTAACAGTTCTTTTTCCAGTGCCGGGACCGCGCCCTTAGGAAGTTCTTTAGTACAATCAATGGTTAATTCAACTTTCATAAATGCCTCTGCCGCCTTAACTGTATATTTATACAGTACACCCATGTATTAATTTGATCAACGCTATAACAGCACGAATTGCTAAGATGGCTACCAAGTGATGTCAAAAAAATCCCCGCTATTCGTGGATAAAGTTTAGCGTCTATCTAATTGTTTTAGCTGAGTTATTAAAATACGGCCTTACCCCTACTGTACAACAGCTGGCTCGGTCACTCGAAAGTTGGATAGTACTGAGGATTTCGCTTAATCTGCTTCATACCGTAACGTAACTGTATGGATTTTCTTTTTGAAAGTAGCGAACATTGCTAACGCTTCATCAGATAATTTTTGGTCGTATATCAGTAAGAACCTCCACTGGGATAAAGTTATATTGTTTCAATATCCGGCGAAGGTGCAAATGGTAAGGTAGCCTTGTGTGCGTGTTTTAGAACACAAAACGATCAAAATCAAACCAAAAAGTAGGGGAAGATTCAGGGTGTTGTAGAGTAGAATGATCGTATTGATTTCAACTTTAACTGTCTGGAAGATATCAAATGGACGGCCATACTATTCCACTAATCTACCTTTTAAATACTACTTTAAATTCTGACAAAGCGCTTCAAGCATCAGGTTTTAATGCACACAGATGTAAATTGAATGGTTTAGTCCTACAAGAACAATCTCTATTGTCGACATCAATTCCTTATTTGCACAATATCCCTGAAAACATTCACGAAGCAGAAATCATTGTCATAGATACTTCGCTTAGTAACTTCAGTCATGGAGCAGGAAGAACCTCTTCATTTAATGTGTTTTTTAAACACACACCTTCGTATGTAGACTTGCTCCCTATCGATATGTCCATAATCAGCGCACGAATATTCGAAACTAGAAAAAATCAAGCAGTCATTGTTTTTTGCGGCAGTAACACAAATGTTATTTATGCAATTGAAAGCGGCCCCGCAAGGAATAAAAAGGATTTAAACTATAATACGTATGAATTTAATAATGCTTACCTTGATGTAGTTGATAGAACAGGTTATCGCTTCAAGAAACCAGACAATATAATTTCAAAAAGCTTAACCGACCTGATATTTAAGTACGCGCATGGTAGTAGTTACAATGTAATTTTCAATGGGATAACAAAAGGTGATGTTATATTAGCCGAGAATGAAGCTAGCGAGGTAATATCATTCATTACCATGATAAAAGAAAAGCCTTTTATCTTCCTACCTGTAATAAATAATCAAACCGAATTCTTAAATGAATTATTCAACAATATTTTACCTGACATACCACTATTTTCGTCATATTTTCCTAATAATGGTAGCTTTCAATGGATCAATAGCGATTTATACATCTCACATGAAGAAAAGACAAAGTCCAATGAGATTGAAGCCCTAAATTCTGATTACGAAAGAAATCTTGCCAAGCTACAGCAAGAGTTAAGCGACTTGTCAAAAAAAGATGAGAATATAAAAACCAAAGCTTTACTGACAGCGACTGATGATGAACTTGTAATTTCTGTGAAGTGGTTCCTCGAATATATCGGATTCGAAAACGTTATAATTCCTGATGAACATGTTAATGAAGGTAATGGTGAACTATTTGAGGAAGATTTAAATATAGAAACAAGTTCTAAAGTCTATCTTTTCGAGGTGAAAGGTATTGGCGGGACATCATCTGATGACCAGTGCGCACAAATTTCAAAGATAGTCTACCGTCGTGAAGAGGCCAATCCCAACAAGAATTATAAAGGCATCTATATTGTAAATCATCAACGCCAGAAAAATCCCAAAGAGAGAAAAAACCCGCCATTCTTCGACCATCAAATCCTTGATGCTGCTATAGCTCGTAGAGGCATGACTTACACATATGAATTGTTCCAAGTCTATCATATGATTGAATCAGGAATAATTGAGAAACATGAGGTGAGAGAAGCATTTAACCAACGCGGACTTATTGATTTTCGAAAATCCTTGATGCCCTTAACCTGTGACCATGTATTCCGTGAAATATGTGTTTATTCTTTTGATCTAACTTCAACACCAGACACAACGATAAGTAAAGATGATAGCGTTGTGGTTAAAGATGAAGATAATAATTGGCATTTGCTATCTATTGTGGGTATTCAGATAAATAGAATTCCCATTAATGAAGCAACAGCAACTAGCGGTGCTAGTGCCGGGGTGAAGGTAGACAGAATTGTCCCTGGAGCTAGAGAGTTTTTCGTTTTGAAAAAATGAAGAAGAGAAGCCCTCACGGGCTTCTTATCCTAAATATATTCAAACTATTACTCTTTTGACTTAGTGGTAATGCAATACAAATCGATCATCGCAATGACATTTTTCATCGTGATACGGCCATGCACTTTCACCAACCCAATGATTCTGGTGATGATTTGAGCTCGCTCACTGTGTGTTTTTTGTTTCGGCATCGGTTACGCCCTCCCCGCCTGGCGCACGCAGTCTTTAAGACGCTTGGCGATACGAGCAACCTCAACAGCACTACCTGCTATGCCAAACATTTCTGAATACACCGCAGCAGCTCTTCGCCATAGCCCCTTATCCTCAAATGCCTTCGCTTTCTGCTCAGCAGCCTGCATCCCTACTGGATCACTATTTTCCACCATGCACGGGATGATAACGTCTTGAATATCCGCGTGTGGTACTGACCGCTATCACGTGATCGAATGATCACGCCTTCGTCACTGAGCTCACGCAGCAACCTGCCGGCTGTGCCGCCAGCCAAGTCCAACGCATCGGAAACATCGCCTACGACGCAGTTCGGTTGGTAGCGCACGAATACAGCTACCTGCTCTTTTTGGGTTAATGTTTTGGTCATTGGTCAATACTCGATTAGTTGGTTAAACCTGCCGCTTTACGGCGTTGGTACTCTTCCATCAGTAGCTGTGCCGGAGTTGGCCCTGCCGGATGCTGCGGTGCAGCAAGCTGGCGACGGATTGGTGGAACCAACTGCCCGTTACTAACGTGCTTTGTCCATTTGGTTAATAACTTCTCAGCCAGTTTTTTAAGTTCCCCCTCGGTCATCTGACGCTCAATACCAGTTCTGCGCATTTCGATGCAGATGTGATACAACACCGGCTGGGACCAGGGGTATTTGTCACTACCCGAAAAACGATACGACTCGTTACGCCAGCGACGGTATTCACTCATCACCCGGTCAGATGTCAGCCCGAACGGATTTGCACCACTTTCTGAAACCAGCGAAACGAACTCAGCAAGATCCGGGGGCCATGTATTACCTAATGCGCAACGGTCCATGCATTGCTGACAAACCAGTTTGATCTGGTTCTCAGTCATCGAACCTATCTGAGCTATCCACAGGGCCGTGGGTTCTGCCCCATTCTTCTGCGTCCAGCGGTTCGAGAAGATTTCCCCCATCACCTGCCATAACCGCCACGCTGTCTCCGTCGCCATCAAGTCCGTTCCGGCGTCGCCACTCTGCGTGTGCTGACTGTATTTGCTGTACAGCCCGGGATGCTGCTGGCTGTGGTCGAACTGATGCATTCTCGGTACCTCCCGTTTGTGGTGCTTTCAGAACCTTTGCGCGATCCAGGTGGCGAGCGAACTTCTGCTCCCACTGAATTTGATGAAACACTTTCCCTTCGGCTTGCCAGTAAGCGATGAAGCTGCTCAGCTCGGCTTCGATATTTATGCCTGCCTTGATCGGCATTCCCCACAGATTTGCCTGTCGAGCAAAGTCGGCTGTTGGATTCCAGTTTTTAAACATCCGGAATTTGCCGAATGGCTGCTGTTGCCCAATTCCGATACCTGGCTGATCCGGATAATCAGGAATAACAGGTTCGACCAGTTCTCTATGTGTGGGGTTTAGATCTTTATGGTTCCTTGGTAGATTCCGTGTCCCGTTTTTGGGACTGTTTAAAGGGAAAAACGGTACTCTTTGGTTAAAATCCGAACTGTTAACAATCCCGTTTTTGGTACCCTTATCACCTGAAATAGTCCCGTTAATGGCACTGTTTGTATTAACAGTTCCGTTTTCGGTACGGTTCAAATTAACCGTCCTGTTTTTGGGATCCTTTAAAGAGTTCCGGTTTTGGGTCTGTTCGGCATCGGGGATGCTTTCCTCAACACCGACCAACTTGTACACAGGAATTTGCTTTGTCCTGCCGCGCCGTTCACCTGTATCGACAACCAGGCCGATTTCCTGCAGATGCTGCAAGCCTGCAAGCACCGTCTTTCTGTCCATCTCAGTAGCCTCTGCAAGCGCAGCGACAGATGGATAAGCGCACAAGTCAGCGCCGCACATATCAGCCAGCCAGGTCAGGATCGCCTTACTGGAGGATTTTCCGGTCTTAACTTTCTTGGCCCACCGCATTGCATCAATGCTCATGAAGCCTCCGGGTTGAATTCATTGGTCAAAACTCGATTAAAAAAATTGCGGCGCTACGGCGCTAATGCTCGCCAGTAGTGGTCCCGCCGCGTCAGCAGGTAACATATTGAATAAAGCTATTGCCGCTTCGCGGATCTCCTTCTCAAGCTTTTGCAGCGGTGCGCCTAGCAACTTCGCCTGATGCGCCTCACTGCATTCTTTGATTGCTCTCGCCACCAGCTCGGCTTCCGTTCTGGCATTACTCAGGCCATGCTTTCTTGCAAGCTCAATGGGCATAGCGGCGACAATTGCCCCCGACAGCCGCATGACGTAAGCGGTGTATTTTTCCGAGCCACCTTCGTTTTTCAGATATCGGAATAAATTCTGCTTGTTGATCGCGATACCGCGGCCCCCTTCCTTCGCCCATTGCTCTGCCACCAGTTGAGCGATTTTTTCCTGCGCCTGGCCGGGCAAAGTGGATTCCCATTCCCGCACTGCAGCCTGTATTGAACGGTGCTTAAAGTTATCTCGCCGATGCGCCATAAACTGATTTTGAGTTTTCAACGATCCCGCCAGACGTTGGTTATGATGTTGAAATGTAGCTGACTGCATGATTAAGCCTCCTTCTGAGGTAAACCATCTTTTGGATTGGGATAAAGATCAGGACGTAATTCATTAGGAGTAACTTGCCAATCGACGGCCTTACTCACTTTGAGCACCAGCTCTCCGGGAATTTTGTTTTTGAACCAGCCGTTTACAGTTTGGGCTCTCCTTTTCATCCGGCGTCCTAGTTCAGCCTGACTGCAAATCGATAAGAGCTTTTTTTGAATTGATGTCTTCATCATTTGTTCTCAGTAGTTAACGATGAGTGACAATAAAACAAATTAAATCGATATCGTCAAATTATTTCGATAGTAAGAGCTACAGAAAAAATCTGTATAATTACTGATAACTAGATGAATTGGATGAAGAGATGAACTTCGGTAAGAGATTGCAAAAGGCGATAAAAGATCTCGAAATATCACAATCTGAACTGGCGCGCAGACTGGGAGTCAAAGCTCAATCTGTTAATGGATGGTGCAATTCTGACATTTTACCCAGATCTGAAATACTGAATCTTCTTCCCGCTGCGACTGGGTATCCACTCTCATGGTTCTTCATGGAAGATGGTGAGACCCACGAAGAGCACGACCCCTGGGCACCAAAACCACAAGTTAAACCTTCAACAGAACTTCAAGAAAGACTTCTAGAAGCATTCGAACAATTGCCAACAGATGATGAAAAAGAACGAATTATCAAGATTATAGACCTCAGACTTGAAGAGCTCGATAATTTTGCAAAGACTTATCTGCAGAAACGTAATCTGATACCGCCTACCAAATAGCCTTTCTTTTAATTAACTCTCCTGCTCGGGTCATCAATGACCCAGGCGTTCTTTCGCACCATGCTATCGATTTAAATTGACACATATCGATTGAATTGATAATAATACCTCTATCGCAACGTGTCATCGAGGCAGGACGCCCACGAAGTAGCTGCCGGCGGCATACGAAACACCGGATGAGATGGCAAGACAATCGCGCAGCAGGTTTACCGTTCCGCCAGCCTGGCGTTAAAGGCACACAGGAGTTAACCATGATCGATTTCGCACGCAAAAAAGTTGGCTGCCAAGCCGTTCGCTTAAATCTGTTTGAAGTTCTGGTTCGTAAGCTTTGCTACTTACTGGCCCAAAAAGGCAATCCAGAGCTAAAAGCATGAGCTCGTTCTTTGCCCTAATCGTTACCGTCTGTGCCCTCACCGGGGAATGCTCAGACATCATGCTCGGTGTATACAAAACCGAATCTGGCTGTGATGCAGCTGCCAAAGAGCAGCACATTAAAGGAGAGTGTTATCCGTATAAACCGGCTGAAGACCAACAGCCTGCTTTCAAGTTTTAATCGAGTTATGACCAATGGCTGTTACCAGCCCCTAAAAGCACAAAACCCGCGCAAGGCGGGTTAAGTACCCGGTCAGCCGACCAAAGCTTTCCGGAATCGAGTTTTGACCAATGACCACTACCCAAGGCGGCAATCACTAGCTGCGGGTATCTTACAACCAAAATTAAGGACCCGATATGGAATTCTTTCATTTAATCAAGGCAACACAGAAATCCGGCAAAGAAGATGCCGTTATCTGGTTCACGGCTAAATCAGAAGCGCGAGCCAATTTGCAGCTGGATGTAGAGCTGGAAGATGCTGGCATTGAAACCGGCCGGGGCAAGGATTATAGCAAGCCTGTCCGCACCGATTTCCCTGTTTACAACGATCTACCGGAAGAAAGCACAGTGGATTACACTTGGTGCAAACGCTACGAACTGCAGGACGATGGACGCACCTGGCTGCCAAAGGCTGGTGATGAGTCGACTGGACCCGTGGACAACTCTGCCGCACCGGAAACCACCGTTAAAGTCGAAACTACCGTCGAGACTGTCCCTCTTGAAAACCGCACTCCAGCGGTTCGTTATGCCGTCCACCTGACCAGCGACAAATACCAGTCACATATCACTAAAGAGCAGCAGCTGGCTGCCAGCGAAATGTCACTGGATGAAGGCAACACCTATCTTCAGAAACTGCTGCTGGCGAAGAACGACATCCCTGAATTTACCGAACTCAGCCTGAACGCTGAGTGGAAACTCGTTCAGGCGATTAAGCAGGTATTCGCGCCAGATGAAGTTCACGAAACAGAAAATATCGCTGCATTCATGGCTGACTGGGCTAAAGTAGATGCCAGCGATCGCAACCAATTAGTCGAAGCCTGGCGTAGCGGCAAATTTACCCATGTAAAATCTGAAAGCACCAGCAACACCGGCGTTATAGCAGATCAGGGTCTTGAACCTGATAACGGTATCCAGATTGACGAGAATGATGACGAAACCACACGTTATCCAGTCGTTCGCATGCCCTTTCGCAAGCAGGTACTCGCCCAGTTCACCGCCGACGAACTGCGCCACCACTTAACCCGCGAAGAATACGAAGGTATCAGCGCGCTGGAGATGGACACTGACAATAGCTATGTCCAGAACCTGCTGCTG